CGTCTTTTGTTATGTTTGGCTCATTGATACGCGCCAATATCTCAACATCTTTTAACGTCTTTAATTCACCGGAAACCCACATATTTGTGAAGATTTCCAGCCTTTTTGGATATGACAGAACGCCGTGAAGAGGCCCTGATATCCAGTCTTTTTCACGCGCTCGCTTTGCGTCTAGTCCAGCCTTAGTTCGTTCTGAAATCAGATTGCGTTCCATCTCAGCAAACGCAAGCAATATAGTCATAACCATCTTGCCCATAGTCGTTGTTGTATCAATATTCTCTGTTAGCGACACAAGCTCAACATTTTTTTGATCAAGTGTTTCGATAGTCTCAAGAACACCCCTCACCGAGCGGCCTAAACGATCAAGCTTCCAAACCACCAGTACTGCCCCAGGCAAACATGACTTAATTGCCGATTTTAACCCGGGTCTCTTTTGAGATTTACCAGACATTTGATCTGAATAAATACTCAACATATCGATACCAGCATCTTCCAATGCTTGGCGCTGCAAACTCATATCTTGCTCGTCAGTAGATACACGCATGTAGCCGATAACCTGACGGTCTTTAAATTTATTAATATTCATATGTCCGCAATAGTTTGCACACTTAATTATGTCAATAGATGTGTAAAATATTTGTTGACACTTGTCAAGCTATGTGCAATTAATTATGTAATTAGTTATGAATAAATAACTATATACATATTTACAGGGTTATGCTATGAGAGATATGGATTTAGCTTTGATGGCTGGAATAGTTCAAGCATCTAGCGCGGCTCGAATGATTGGCGCAAATGTTGAGCCAAAACAAGACGCGAAGCCATCACCTAAGAAGGATAAACGAGCAAAGGCAAAAGCCGCTCGCAAAGCCAATCGTAGACGTAAGAAACGAAATAAATAAAAGGGAAGAACGATTGGCACACGATCCAGTAAATAAGCCAAAGCATTACACGTCACACCCTTCAGGCGTTGAGTGTATCCAGGTAACAGAACATATGAATTTCTGTCTTGGTAATGCTATAAAGTATTTATGGCGTGTAGATGGGAAGGAAGCGCCTGTACAGGACTTGGAAAAGGCTATCTGGTATATTCAGCGTGAGATTGATCGCAGAGCTAAAACCATTCAGTGAAACGCGCTACCTGCCCGTTGTAGGGGTGATAAATAAAGCATTCTACTGCCTGACGATTTATGTAGCCTTGGCGGTCATGCCAGCCATCAGGCGGGCTTGGTGAGCGAACATACTCAATATCAATTCCCTCGCCTTCAATGTTTGGCTCGCCCATGATATTCACAGACATTCCGTTATGATCTTTTTCCGTTAAATACGGCCTGTTATCACCGCGTTTTTTGCGGACTTTGTGATGCACATGATGCAGCAGCCAATATAAGTTCCTGCATTCAGAAATATGTGATCGAGCCTCTTTGACCATTACACCGTAAAGCTTTTCCTCTTTTGCCCCGTCACCGTGTGATAAGCCAATAAGATTAGATCCGAACCGGTAATATTTTCGGTGCGCCTCGCTCATGTTGTAATCGGTCGCATTGATATTAGGATGCGAACCTAGAATGCTTGAGACAGTCTGTGAAAGCGTCCAGCCCATAATCCAGTCATGGTTTGACATGCAATGAACCAAATCAACGTCAGCAACCTTTGCACACTGCAATATAGCGTCTGTGAGCGCCATACGAGCGTCCTTATAGCCTTGGAAGATTGTTCCGTCACTATCTTGGAAAGTTCCGCTTGTCGTTGTGCTGCGCGCGTTATCGACATGCAGGATATCATTGCCCATGACAAACAAGATCCGATGAATGCCGTGGCCTTTGGCTTTTCTCAGGAGCGCTTTAGTACCTTCAATCACTCTATGCCTGGCAACATCTCGATTATATGTGTAACCCGTCTCAGTTTCGACACATAGCTTTAGAAAGTGGACATCAGCTAAATCAATAACAAGTAGATGCTCGCCTGTTTTATCGTGATTGCGCTTTTCAAACTTTGGACGCTTTTCAATGCCCTCTTGAATGCTTTCACGAACCAGATCAGTTAGCGATATCTCGTCATCATCACCCTTTGCATCTGGATTTTTGACGAATAGAGAATAACCGTTTCCGTTTTCATCTTTGGCTATCTTCCAGAAATGAGCCAGATTATCAGAGTTTTGTATGCCGCCTGCTCTAGCTGCTTCTCGAATGACGTTTTCGCCATCCGTTAAACCTTGTTTGATAGCCCACTTTTTAGCTCTAAATATAGCGTCTTTGGTTAATCCTAGAGCCTCCGCAGCTTTTACAGCACTGCCATATTGTAAGAAAGCATCATATCTACGTTGAAATTCTTCATCAGGTAATGAGTTACCGTGCATATCACTTATCCCCAATTAGAGATTTAACGTCCGCTTTGATTTCCTTTATATCCTCGTTTCTTCGTTTAATTTCAGCCTCTAGTAAGGCTATTTGCTTTTCATTGGTAAACACTTTGCGGACAAGCCAAACAACGCCACCGATTAAGCTCAATGTGATTGATGTAAGTATTTTCTCGAAATCGATAGTCATTATCTGCAAGCCTTGTCTTTTGAGCATTGCAGATTGTGCGCTGCCACTTGATCACGAAAACGCGTGTCGTTTTGGGTGATGAATGTGCGTGTTTGCGAATTTGGGCTTAATCGAGAATAACCAGCGCCATCACTCGCAGATCCCTGAGTCTGACAAGCTGCCACCGAGAAGCCCACAAAGCTCATCGTCAGAAAGGTTTTTAATAGTTTCATCGGTTTTTTTGCGCTCATGGTTTTGCGCCTCCGTAGCTTTGAAGTTTTTTAATTGCTGCTCTAAAACGGCTCTATCGACCGCGATGTAGAAGACATAACCAAGCGCGGCAAAGATAAAGCCCGCGATTAGATATTTTGGATTGAGAAATCGAAGGAATTGCAAAAAGGCCATTATAGAACAGCCTTAATCGCCCGCGCTTCATCGCGGTAACGCTTGCGCTCATAAATGATATAACCAGCCGCACACGCTATCAAGACAATCAACAGCGCTTGAATGTATGGGTTAAGGTTTGCAAGCATTGTGACCGCGCTACCTACGCCGCCTTGCAATAGCGTAAACCAGTTTGTTTTCGATTTGTGCATAGGTTTATCAAGGCCGTCAGGCTCAACAATAACCTCTTTAACATCTGGAACAATTAACAGTTCTTCACCGTAACCTTGCGCCTTCAATATCTCGTCGTAACGCTTGGCAAGGTTCGCAATCTGCGCGGCTTTATCGGTCCCATTAATGACACGTCTCGCACCTTTGAAATCTGATTTTTGAAGCGTGATATAGTCAGGAATGCTTTTACCTGTGAACCAGCCTTCCATTGAGCCTTTAACAAGGATTTTTGCGGAATTGTTTGGCTCTAGAAGCTGGTCAGGATGAGCAACGAAATCAACGCCAAGCTCTTTGCCGGCTTTAATGTAGTTCGCTTTCCATGTAAGCTGAACGAACCCGCGCCCATGATAGGGGTAATATCGAAGGTTCTTTTTACGCCATGCCTCAGAAAGCCAATAAGCCTCAACTACGGGCCGCATTGTTCTTGCTGTTTCCCAATATGCCGTTGCCAGAATATAAGCAGCCTGATTACGAAGGCAGCCAAATTTTCGGCATTCTTCGACGATGAGCTGAGTAAAGCCCAGGTTCATATTCATATTCAATTTTCCTTTGATTATTTACGCTGATATTTACGGTAAATTATGCCGAACGTAGAAAGTCCAACAAGCATTACAAATGCAACCGGCCATAAGCGCGGGTCTTGCTCACCCACGCATAAAAAAAGCTCCCAATCGGAGGCGCCTAAATCATGCTCTATACAGCAATCAGTTATGTTTAGCCTGAACCAATCATCGGGCCACCATGTGCATTCTAGATCAGGCATTAGATTTGAAGGGCTTGTTCCCAAGCTGTATTGATTTGCTCATCAGTCAAGCCAATTGCAGGGGCAAGTGTACTGAATAAAGCATCCTTGCGATGATAAAGCTCACTCTCTGTTACCTTTACTTTTGCAATCGTGTTTTGGGTAGCGTCAGTAATTGCACTATCGATAGCGGCGTTGATTTGCTCAATTGTAATGTTGAGAATAGCCAACATAGATTTAAACTGCACACGATTGAGAGCTATATCAGTTGGAACAGTTTCCGCTGTTACAGCATGATCAGGACCAGCTAGTTCTTGTAAATCTGCGATTTCTTTTGCTGTCTTAAATAAGCCAAGCTCTTTACCTTTTAACAAGACAGCCCAATCATCAGCTGCGTCTCCTCCGTCATTAGAAAGTGCGACTAAAGCATCCGTCCAGTGATGGGATGTTTTCAACTCATCTTTCGCGACACGAGCACGATTGGTCAGAACATTGTCCGCGTAGTCTTGACGATTAACTGCAACTAAATCCAAAGCGAATAATTCTGCTTCGGTCATTTCAACTTGAATATTTGGCATAATAAAAAAATCCTTAATTTAAAAAGTCAACGGATACGTGCATAGTTGCAGAGCCATCAATGAATGAAGTTGAAGACCGATACACATCAGGCTCCAATGTATCGCCTTCGCTAAGATACATCACCAATGTAAAGCAATTTGGTTCTTGAATATTGCTGCCTGTGCGGAGGTCGATGATTTCTTGGATAGATGTAATCGCATTTGATGTGAAGCTATAAGAGCCGTACATATACATTAATAATTGGCTGGTCCCGCCAGTCACAGGATATGGATTAACAGTAACAACATAAGTACCGCTAACAGGGGCTGTAAATCTAACGTAATTACCTGAAAAACCCGATGCCGTAGCAGCTACCAAAGTCGCGTTACTTCCTATATTTCTTAAAATGCTAGTTGTTTTTGCAGTTCCACAAGTCATTTTCCAAGCAGATGAAGGGTTTTCCGGTTTAAGAACAGTCCCATAAAATCTAGTTTTTCTGCCTTTGCCTGACACTGTTTGCGTCCCGATGATATTCAGACCTTCGCCTTCTATACCAGACCCAATTTTTCCATCATCAGTATCAGTCTGATTTGCATGAGGAAATCTCAACGATGCCGCGTTAGAATGAACCATATCACCTAACGCTGTGTCGCCGGCCTTATTAACTGGCGTGAAGCCTAAAGTATCCTCCTTGGCATCAATCGCAGCCTGCTTGCTTGTTTGCTCTGCTTTGGCGTGAGCCATAATCTCTCTGAGAGCGTTGTCGAAGTTTGCTACATTATCGATACCTTCAATAGCAATCCCGCCGACATCGGTATTGTTAGCCGCCGTTGTATCGTAATCTGTTACGCTGTTCTTAGCCATTTAATATCCTTTAGTTGAACGAGAACCGTCTTCATTCCAATAAGACGTTCCACCAGTAATCGAGTTGGTTCTTGCGTATGTGCCATTGCCAAGGCCGGTGATGGTCGCGCCATCTGAAGCGCTGTAAGTTGCGCCTTTGTTTTGTGAATTACCCCACTCAGAGGATGAGGAACCCATTGTTTGACCTGATCTGTAAATGTCTGGCTGCTGATTGTTGAACATGCTGAATAGACCGCCGTTACGATTATTCAGTTGCTTTGCTATTTGAGGCCCAAACATTTTCCCTGCTTTCGCGCCCATTGGGCCAAGAAGTAGACCACCGATTAATGCCCCTGCGCCTCGTGCCGCGAGCGTCTTAGGATGCAATTGCTCTTTAAGGTGATTAGTTGCCTTTGTTTTGGCCTGCTGAATGCGTGTTGGCGGCGTTGGTACTAAATCAAGCGGTTTACCCACTGGACCGTCGATAACGGGTGCAGGGGTTAAATCAGCCGGTCTTGTCGCTGGTAACGGTATTGCGCTGCCTGTTGGTAACGTGGGTTGCTTCACGTTCATTTGATAGTGCTGGTAATCCGAAGCCTTTGGAATGTAACCTTTATTTAGGTCGGCTGGCCTTGGTGCTGGTGTCGGCACATTGCGTTTTTGATAAGCCGCTTGGAGCAGTCTAGCCTTTGGGTTTACCTCTGTAGGTGGCGTAGCTTTTGGCAAGCTGCCAGCCCGTATGACGTTGCCAGATGGTGCAGATGGAAGTGGCGATGGCTTAGCAGGGCCTAGACTTTCTCTCTGTACCTGTCCTCGCGGTGATGCAAACAGGTTAGCTGGTTGGAATAGACCACTGCTTGTATCTGGGAAAGGTGCTTTGCTTGGACTTGGGAGAGATTGCTCGTTGTCTGCAAACGCGGGACTGTTGCTGCCAAGACTAATGGTGTAGTCGCCTACTGGATTATACCCTGCTGTTGTCCCATGATGGTGAATTGAGCGACCTTGACCAAACTTCGGACCATCGAGCTTACTAATCCAACCCAGATTATTTTTGGTAGAATAATGAGGGTTGGCGTAGTTAAGATGCCCTCCTACAGATGATGGCATACCGGCAGCGCGTTGCTGGATGTAGTTCTCTACTTTGCTTTGGAAGGCTTTGCCCGCTTTAGGTGTTCTCTCAACCGAACCATATGGGCTTAAATTCTTTGGCCCTGTAATTTTTGAAAATTGCCTACGCTGATTTACAACACCACTTACAGAATTTGGATACCTATCAGAAACAACGCGATTAATGATAGTGTCGATAACACCCGCAGTCATTTGATCATACATTGCTGGATTACGACTTTTTAATCCGTGATCGACTTCCGTTTCAGCCACCCTTGCGATATAATCTATATCTTGTTTTGAAAGGTTTAATTGCATGAATTTAGCAGTCCTAGTTTTGGCCGCATCACAAGCGGCATATAACAGCGGTACGATCTCAAAGATTACTCCTGAGTTCGTCGCTGACTTTAAAAAATCTGAATTATGTTCTGATGCACCAGTTGAAGCGCTATCCGTGCATAGCGGCGAGCTGGCAATTTATGTTGTTAAGCGAGATGGCCAAATAGAAGTTATGCAAGATGGCTTTGCTCGTCGTTTCCAACTAGACTACTGCCAATAGAAAGCTAATTTGCAGACTCGTATCTACGCTTCTCAACAATACTCTTCATGATTTCCCGCGTCATCTGGTCGTAATCGTTGGGGTCTACTTCGTGTAGTGCTGGCATACCAACCCATCCCTCTTCTGGCTCCGGTTGCTTATCTGGATCATATGGTTCAAATGGTTTCATTTCTTCTCTCCAATAGAAAAAGCCCCGCAATGCAGGGCCTTAAGTCTTTGATTTCAATATTTTAGTATTCAATCCGCTTGAAAGTTAATTCCGCAAAATCAGTTTTAGGCATAGGTGGCTCAACTCGTCCTAATTCCGTCAAAGCAGCCCTTAATTCTTTTGCGTTTTCAAAACGTGGCAGCGCATCATATGCAGCCCAATTATCTTCGTCTGCGATAAAAGCAATTTGGTTCATTGAATCAATCATCCAGTGAAAGCCAATTTCATCGTATTGTGAAATTAAGTCAAATACATCGATGTTTTCTTGATACTCAGACTCGTGTTGTTTATATGCTAAATTAGCCATATCGAAGCTCGCTTTCGATTGTTGGTTAGGCCGCTTGGGGTGTTAGAGCACCTCGCGCGGCTGATTTGATTGAAAGGTGTGGCCATCATGACCATACCTTCTAGTTCTGACGAAGTTCTGCTGATATCTCTCGTTTTAAATACTCCAAACCAGATTTTGTCACCATGACTTCATTAGCGTCTTCCAGTTTGCCATTTGGGTATTTTAATACTACTGGAACGTTCTTAAAGTAGCCCGCTTCAACCATCTTATATGCTGCAAATTGATTATATTCGTTGCCCTCGTCATCGATGCCGTTCTTATCAACCTCTATAACTTTTTTACCTAGTAGAGTGCTCATTAGGCCTGCCCCCCATTCTCATTTAAATGTGCAATATCAACACCATAAGCTTCTTGCCATACGTCTGCATGATATGAGTTAACGTAACCGTAATTACGATCAGGCACTTTTACAGGGTCTTTCTTCATTTCTTCCGCTACAGCCTTTAAATCACGCCAACTATACTTTTCCTTAGAGGCTTTCTCCACTCGTTTGACAGTCGCGTATTCAAGGTGTTTATCAAGCTCAACAAGTAACTTGTTTTGCTTTTTGACCGCTTGGCTAGCAGTATTCATGGCTGTAGCTTCGCGTTTCGCCCCAATTTGAGCTTTCGTTTGCTCAGCAAGTTTACGTGCTTCCGCCTCCACGACCCAGGCCTTCGCTGCTTCAATCGGATCATTGAAATTAGGAATTAGATTGGCAGGATGCGATTTTGCAGCGAAATAGACATCAATCATATCATCCATGACTTCCCAAGCACGGTCGTCATTGAGAATTTTAACGAACTTTAAGTATCCTTTGCGGGTAATAAGCAACCCCTTGCTTGCAAACTTAGAGAAAACATCATTATTTAGGTTGGTACGAATTTCGTCCCGACCTACTTCAACAAAGTCTCTGGCATTAAATCTTGCCTTTGCTTCTGAAAAAGCACGTTTCGCCGTTCCATCGGTCCGGTTGTGCAACTTATCAATCATCGCAAAAGTGACGACTGGTTGGCCTTTGTATTCAATCTTCTGGATTTCTGTTCCAGCAACTTGAACTAATTGATTATTTGATGTATTATCCATCTTGTGATTTTACCTTTTGTACGGGTTAAAGTTATTTGACGGTCTTAGTGTTCGAGCACTGAGGCCGTTTTTCGTTTGGCTACGCATTTTCTGCAATTTGCACATCCTGCTCTTTTTTCTCACGTAGTAATGCGACAATTTCACCGTTTTTACTTCGCAAGTTTTCATCCGCACGCTCGCAAATCCAATCATAAAGCGGTTG